AATGGTGAGGGATCAGGAGCTTCGTCTACATCAGTAATCCAAAGATCATTTTTGATCGCACCACCCATACTCACTTGTTGCATCTCTTTAGTCATCCTCCATATACATACGTTTTTTAACTATATCTGTTAAGTTATCTCTGGCCCACTCAAGACTTGATATGGACCCTACTATTTGTCGATAATGCGAGTAGTCTTCCGCAGAACCATTTGATAATGTAAGTCTTAGGTTATTAATTTCTTCATTAAAACCATTAACTACTTCATCCCAAATATTCATCTACTTCTTTTTAGAACTCTTCTTGCTATCAGACGACTTCCAAGAGAAGTCATCCCATTCGTTAAGCGCACTGCGAATATTGCGACCGCCTGTAATATCCTGTGCGTATGCATCGCCAAAACTTTTACCAGTATCCTTTACGTGTTCAGGATACCCCTTACCTTTAGTCATCATAATTATTCTCCTTTTGCATTACTGCTAATTGTGTTAAAGCTTCAAGAGCTTTATCTTCCATATCTTTATCATCTTTCATTCTTGCCTCTAACATATCTTTAATTGTCTGGGCAACTTCTTTTTCATTTGCTGCTGTTACTTTAAAATCTTCAAGATCAAGCTTGCCTTCAATATCCAGTTCTTTAAGTCGCTCTTTAGCTTCACGATCAAGTTCTGATTTTTCTTCTTTCATGCTGTTAGTAGCATTCGTTTTGAGAAGATCAATGATCTGATCAGCTTCTTCAAGTTTAAGTTTTTTAGTCTTTAGTTCCATCTCTGCTGCCTGAACCATAGTATCAGACTGTAGTTTCTGTTTCTCAAGTTCAACCTTGGCCTGTTCCAGAGATACAAGCTGTTGTTCAGGAGACTGCGCCTGACCCATTGCCTGATTAGCATTAAGGATTTGTTGTGCTGCCTGTGCCATGACCATCTCAACAACAGCAGGGTTCTGAGCTTCTTCAGGGCTAACTCCCTGCATCATCTGGTCAGTCATACCATTCATTTGTTCCTGATACTTCATAATAGAATGTTCTTGAATGTTAGCCTGAAGTATTGGAGCAATTCGCTGCATGATTGGATTCTTACCATTCATGGGGTCTTGCAGGTATGCCATCTTAATCTGGATATGTGCATCATGGTTCTGGCCGGGAAATGCAGCAATAGGCACACCCTTGGTAGCAGCCATGATATCTGATACAGGATCAAGCGGTTTAGGTTCAATCTTGGGTGGGAGTATCTGATCAACATTGGGCATGTTGGCAGCGTTAAGGATTGTCCTGTTAAGTTCTTCCAGATTAAACATACCGGGAGGAGACTGCTGCGCCATCTGTAGTGCCATGTTTGCCATCATCATCCGATGTGCATTGGATGGGATGTTAGGATCAGATACTGGAATAATATCTACACGACCATCAAAATCCTGTTTAAAGATGCTGCGATCTTCGTATGGAACATCATAAGGATATTCAGCAGGAAGATAGTCATAGTCAATACGAGCAAGGATTCTAAACTCATCCTTTTGAGACTTGTGAAGCCGTTTATGTATTGCTGAGAAAAACTTGCTGCTTGCTTCCAGCAAAGCCATAGTAGTTCCAACGGGTCCATAAGAGGCAGCATCGGAGATAACCTGCTCCGTGCTGTCCGCAAACTTCTGTCCAGCAGTAGCTACGAAATTCAACATCTGGAATAGAGTAGAGGAAGGCTCTTTATAGGGGAGGGGAACAATAGCCTTTGATAAGTCTATACCAGTTGCTTCAACCTCTTTGAACTCGCCGGGAGCAATAGGTTCGTTGTCACCAACCATCCTTACTCCTTTAGCCTTAAAACCTCCCGGTAGATTTGCAAACTGCCCTGCATCTATCAGCGAACGCATTGCCGCAGTAGCACTCATAGTCAAATTACCAAGGAAGTGTATAAGACCAAGACCATAGAAACCGAAACCCGGTACAAACCTATAATGAACAAAGTGTTCTATCTTTTCTTTGTTTGGATCATCTTGGTTATAGTTTCTACGAATACTTAGTATCTGTCTAGATTGACTCTCAACAGTAACAATGTATGGAAGGGGAATCTCTTCGCCTTCAATATCAAGATAGCAGTGCTGTTCCAGCAAGACATACTGAGGATCATTATCGGAGGAGGGAGACAACCCAATGATTGTATCCATCTTCTCTGCAAAGGTTGTAATATTATTAGATGATGGTGTGGGAAGATCAACATCCTGATAAACACCAGCATTAATATCCCGTGCTATTTCAACAGGACTACGATAGATTACATGTGTATAACGATCAGCGTTGGCAAGATCAGTTGCATAGTATGAAACATAGAACTGATCAATAGGAATAAACTCAGAGCGAGGACGCTTGGTTGTTGCGTCATAGTACAACTTTTTAAATGCTGATCCAATGATCGGAAGATGGAACAGCATTCTTTCAAACTCATCAAAGTATTCGGGCATCTGCTCCGTTACCTGATAGTTCATAAAGTTTTGAACTCTGTTGGCCTGTAATTCTTTTTCTGCGTTTGACTTGCCAAGTATCTGTGCCTTGACAGGACCGCTTGATGGGAATAGTTCACCGGAAGCTTTGGATTGGAACTTGACTGCCGATTCAATCAGGAGAGGATGTACAGCAGTACATGCACCCTCAAAGGGTTCTGAACCCTGTTCTAGTTTAAGACCAAGAAGATCAAAGCCACTCTCAAACATGGACTCCCATTCAGCACGGGAATCTTTATCTGACTGATAGCTTTCAATAACATCATTGGCAATATCATTCAGTTCATCTTCTTCAAGAAGTTCAGACATATCACCGAACCATTCGGCAATATCTTCTGATGCTTCCATCCCCACAACCTCTTCAGAGAAGTCAACAATAACACCACCGTCTTCAGGATCAACCTCAAAGGTAGCATTGGACTCTTCTTCCATAGGCATAGCAACAACATCGCCAACCTCTTCTGGCATCATATCGTATGGATTTCTTTCAGTAGCCATTTATTTCCCTATTCAAAATTTGTTCCCTGCATTAATTATAGCACATAATCTGGTAAAGCCCAAATCTTTTATGCAGCTTTAGCTGCCTTTGTTAGACATTCCAGTATGTTGCTCTGCCCCTGCTTACCCTATCTTCTTCTTCTTCAGGGTCTTCAGGATGCGAGAGGTGCCATGATTCCTTCATGTAGTGTACTGCCATTGTCAGGGCATCCACTTGGTCATCATGGGCTGCATTGGGAAACCGTATAAGTTCTTCAATGAGATCATCTGCCCACTTCTTACTCTTGGGTATCCATAGGCGACCTGCTTCCATGATGGGGCTGGCTGCGTAAACTCTGGATACCTTATCCCTGTCAGGATTATATTCCATTACCGGGAGTCCTGCCCGTCGCATATCCTGTATAAGCGATTGACCGGATGCCTTCTTCTCCACCATGCAGACATCAGGTCTATGTTCATTGTATAGTTTCTGCGCCAGCCGTCGAAGTTCTGGATATTCAAAGCGGCCCTTGATGTTACCAAGAAGTATCAGGTGGGCTGCAAAGTCCTCCCTACCTTTCTCATCTTGGTCATACATGTAGAATATACCCCATGTTTGTATGACACTGTAGTCAGCGGTGGTACTGGTGGAGAAAGCAGTATCAAGAGTTTGTATTACAAATTCACAGTTAGGTGGGTCTTCCTGATCCCAATCCTGTATCCACCTTTTCTTTATAAGACCACCCTCTTCAGGTGTGGGGTCTTGCATATAAAGAGAGTTCCAGTACCGGCTTCCGTTACTTGCCTTGATCTCACTCTCGTCCATCCTGAGTATTCTGTCAGATTTCCATTCAGGAAAGTAGCTACTTCCTACTGGAAGATCAAGTAGTTCTGCTGCATCTTCATCTAACCATGCAGGTATCTTCACCACCTCCCATGGTATAGTTTCATAGTCGGACATATTCTCCTGCTGCTTTAGTAGCCAGCCGCAGAGATCATCATAGTGATACCTTGTATTAATTATGACAATGGCACCGTCTGGCATGATACGTGTTCTGAGTCCCGCAGGATACCACTCTTTAATGAACCTTCTACCTGCACTGGAGATCGCATCTTCTTCAGACATAGCATCATCAAGTATAGCTACATGTGCGCCACGACCAGCAATCTGTGATCTGACACCGGCAGCATAGTATGTACCATTATGGTTTGTCTTCCACTTACCAGCAGCCCTGACATCACTTCTAAGGGAGACACCCCTGAATACTTTTTGGTATTCCTCAGTGTTTACTATATCTCTTACTGATCTACCAAAGTCACTTGCCAGTTGATCACTGTGCGATATACTTAGTATCTCATGTTCAGGGTTCCTGCCCAGATACCATGCAGGAAACAACTTGGAACAGACAACAGACTTTGATGAACGTGGTGGAAGAAAGACCATCAGTCTTTTTATTTGACCATCCTGTACCTGTTGTAGCTTATCTGAGATAACTTCAATGTGACGACCCATTCTGAAGTCAGACACAATCGAAGGTGCCATCAGTCTTACAAAAGACAAGAAGTCATCATTACATTGAGTATCAACATTCTGCTTTAACAAAGCTTCAAGGTTGACATACTGTTCTATATAGTTACTATCTAAATACTCCATAGTACTATTATACACTATACTATAGAGATATACAATAGAGATACTAATAAAATAATAAAATAATACTAATAAGGAACTAATTAGTACCGCTTTGTTGTAATTATGTCACAGTATGGATACCTTATTTTTATTTTGATGAGTAGTCCGTAGATTTTTGTCTGTATATGAGAGTGGTTGTTTATATATATATACATGTGCAGGTTTTTTTTCCTACCCCCCGCATAGCAGCTATGCTGCCAACAAAGCCTTTGCTATGGGGACCCAATTATCTCTCCGTAGTAGGAACAGAATGTTACTACGGAGGAGAGTAATTGGTAGTAGTCTTGGCAAATTCATCCAGAGGATGTCTTGTAGTCAGCTTCTACTACTCTGTAGTAATTCCAGAAAACTAGCTAACCCCTTGTGAAAGCGTAGCTTTTAGTTGCTATGCAACCAATGCAGGTCTGTCATGCCTACGATGAACCACAATAGTGGTTGATGAGGCTTGACAAACCGAATGACGATAAGCTAGATTAACCTAATTAAACCTCTATAGTAGAGTATCTTACGATACTATAGAGGGTTAATTAGATATTACAACCCAACCAACCAACCAACCTAATCGGAGATTACCATGTCGAACATTTCATTCCTGCAATCAGAGATTGACCAGCACCTTGATGGCAACTTCCAAGTTCACACATCTGTGAACGGCGGCTTTGTAGACCTGCACGACCAACATGGTTGGTGGATTGCCACACTGGACGAAGACGAAGCTACGCTTGAAACAATTATAAATCTTTAATCGGAGATTAATATGTTACGTTTTGAACGGGATATGTATATCCACAAGTATAACTTGTATGAGTTACAGAACCATCCTGTAAATCAGGATCAGGATCATCTAACAATCTGTGCATTCTTCCAAGAGGAAGAACAATTCCAAATTCATGCAAGCAAGCTCAAAGATCGCATCTTCAGACAAAGAAATGGAGAGGCGGAGCCTTATGAGGACGAGGATTATTATGTTTGAGAAAATTAGAAATACAGCTTTGCTGTTGATGTTTCCGGCAGTTCTTGTCGGAATGTATGGGTTTTGCTTTAGAGGTTGGGACACTTTCCCAATCCTCTTTGCATTGCCTTTCGCATTCATAGCATTATGTGCATTCCTAACAGAGGGATGCGACTAACTTAATTAATGTCTTACAGTAGAGTATCTTACGATACTGTAAGACGTTAATTAAACTATAGAGGTAAATCCCGGAAACGCCGCAAGTAGGTTCTCCCTAACGAATTGAAAGCTATGTGGGATCGGAGACTGGATTAGGGTGCGGTCAGCGAAATCCCGCTGGCCGTAAAACAAAGAGGGTATTTTTGTAAAACCGCCAACTGATGGAGATTATATCATGGCAACAATGGAAACTTTCGTAGCAGACAAATGGGTAGCTCTTGAAAAAGGCAAAGACTTGTTCAGCAAAGCTGCCGACTCCGGCATCCCTATCAGGGTTGTACACCCTAACGGGAACTTCAAAGTCATTCGCAACGGTGACAAGCTGCCCGAAGCCGAAGCAACTACCAGTACTAAGCCAAAGGCTGTGGAAGAAAAGCTGGAAGCTGCTCACAAACGGTCTAATAATATCATAGCCAAAGCTATGAAAGAGGATGCCGTTGAATTTGTCGATATGACAATGGCGTAAGCGAAGCTTAACAGGGGTTGGCAAGGCACCTCACGACAAGCCTTGCATTATTCTTAACTCAATAGAAAGATATATACTATGACAACTCCTGCAATTCAGTACACCGAACGCCGTGGCAAGTATAACCTCTATGCCGATCCCAAGCTGGAAAAGCTGATCGAAGAAAATGTTACCATCGGTAACTGGGGTAGGTTTGACAAGGCTGTAGCAAAGCTGGCACGGCATCGCAAGTCGGTAGACGGTGGCCGGATGCGTGACCATCAGCGTGTCATTGCACGGCAGCTTATCAAGGTCTTGAAGTCCGAAGAGAATACCTCAAGGGCCATAGCACAACTGGTGTCCGAAGCGGCTTAGTTTATACAGAGATGGGAATGTCAGAGGTTCCCATCTTATGTGCAAACTATGGTAAAAATCTATGACTATCAACTATGTTGAGGAACTGACCGTCGAACAACGTAACGAACTCAATAGACGGATGGCGGAAGGCATTAATAATAAAGATGCCTTCACCACCGACGCCGACGTTCGTTACTTTGAAACCGAAGATTTTTTGGAGGAAATAAATGTTTCACATTACGCCTAAATCAAAGAACGCCAAAGTAGGCAAGATGGCAGTGACAACTAGCACTGCGACAACGTGTCCCACTTCGTGTCCCTTCAAATCGAATGGCTGCTATGCAGATAGTGGACCACTGAAACTACATTGGGATAAAGTCACCCGGAAAGAACGTGGCGACGATTGGTCTACGTTCATTGACAAGATCAAAGACCTACCCACTGGTAGTAAGTGGCGTCACAATCAAGCCGGTGATCTGCCCGGTGACATGGAGAAGCTGGACGATAAGAAATGTATTGAACTTGCCAAAGCTAATAAAGGCAAACGTGGGTTTACATACACACACTATGACGTATTGGATAACTTCCAGAACGCCATAACTGTCAATATTATGAACCACTTAGGCTTCACTGTTAATGTGTCTGCCAATAATCTTGAACACGCAGACAAGCTATGCGATCTTAACATAGCTCCCATTGCAACTGTGTTGCCGATTGAACAGACAACAAACACTGTTACACCTAAAGGTAGAAAGGTTGTGGTATGTCCTGCTACATACAAAGATGACGTATCATGTGCGTCATGTATGCTATGTGAGAAATGGGATAGGAATGTAGTGGTAGGATTTCCCGCTCATGGTACAAGTAAGAAAAAAGCATCAGCGATTGCAGCTTAACTTAATAGGTGTTATACAGTAGAGTATCTTACGATACTGTATAACGCCTATTAAATATAGGAGATCAACATGAAGAAAGTTATCCACATAAACCAACACGTTATCAAGAGTAACGCCAAGAGCGGCGAACGTGAGCCAGTGATAACCGTGAAGACATACAAAGATAATAACTATGCCCATGAAGTTTATGTTGACGGACCATGTAAAATAGTATACAGTCCTGACAAGCCACTGAGTTGTGGTGCTAAAGTATGGATCGAAACCGAAGCAGAGGTGACAATAAATGAGTAACCATGAAAACGAAATGCTCAAAGAAAATATCTTTGACTTGTGGGTGGAATATCTTGAGTTAGACGGGTGGCCTAAAGGCTGCAATGAAACTTATGAAGAAGCTGCACGTAGAACTGAATCAGAATGGCTGGAGATGAGCTAATGAAACTATTTAAAATATACCAGATCATCAACAACGGCTACGACACCTTCGACAGTGCTGTAGTGGTTGCTAATAGTGCGGAAGAAGCACAGAAGATACATCCTTGTGGTGGATCAGATGACTTTTTGCTATACGATAATTGGGTATCACGGCCTGACTTAGTACAGTTAATATATCTGGGTGAAGTCGTGGGTGAACCAGACGATGACATCTATCCCGGTGCTGTAATTTGTGCATCATTTAACGCAGGATAAAGGACAAATAAAATGAACGGACTTAGAATACATAGCGTAGATAACATCAAAGTAAAACGTGAAGACTTTGAAAGTTTCACAACCATAACGGTAACTGTCACTGATAAAACTGACAAAGACTTTGAGCTAACTTTGTTCACAGACAAAGGCTTTACACCTAACATGGAGGTACAAAATGAAGACAGTTGATTTCGTAGAGATAGAACTTGGTGGTGATAACTGGAAGATTACATGGGACGTAAACAATCGCAAAAAGATCAAGACCACAGGCGAAAGGCATGGCCTAAAGTACACCATCTATTCGCTTACTAACTTGACACCAGCACAGGCTTATGATATAGCTATGGTGCAACTTGAATGGCTGAAGAAGGAGCAAAGCTATGTTATCTAAAAAAGATTGGGACGAACTTCAACAACTGTCTTACAGTGTAATGCCAAAGTGGTGGTATAATAAAGAAGATTGTGAGAAACAATATCAAGCTTATGTTGAGGGATGTAAACAGTTTAAATTAAAACAAAACATAGAAGTAAGATGGGGTGATCCCACAGTAGACATGGAGTAAACTAATGAACGCACTGAATGACGTACTAGAGGAGCTACCAGATGAATATGAAAGTATTTAAACAAGTTTATAATGAACTTAGTTTACTACAAGAAGAAGACACTGATGATCTAAACATCGCAGAGGAATCTCTGATGGCAGCTATGACTTTTACCATGACCAATGCACCATCTGTATTGAATGGATTGTGCTTGATCTCTAATACGTTTAATGGTATACTAGCTGAGTACACACTAAAAGATATACAACTTAAAGGAGAATGAAATGAATATTCCTGAGTTTAAAGACATTGAAGATGTTGAAAAGTTTCTGCGTTATGGTGGTGACGAATGGTGCCGCCCAATGGTAGAAGAATATATGGAGCTAATTGCATACGATTCAAAGCCAGAAGATATTAATATTCAAGAACTAAATGGATGGATTGAACACGAAATGCGCTCCCTTTCAGACGGTTATGAAAGCTGGAACGATGACACCGCTTGAAGCTATAGAAGAAACTCTTGAAGTTCTAAGCCAGCTTCAGTTGAATGGCTCAGTAAAACTGGAAGACAGTGACAAGATGTCACAGTGCATCCAGCAACTACACTCAATACGTTTCAACCTAAAGATGAAAGAGAATCAAAATGTTTAACCATGATGTACTTAACTTTAATGTAGAGAAGTTTGATCTTGGTGCCTTCAACCCTAACTTTAGGGGTAAGATTGATCCCTCACTAGGCGTGGGTCTGCGTCGAACTGATAGCGGAGAACCGATTGCTATTGTGTCTGAGGCATACGAGCCAGTACAGTATCTTGATCTTGTAGAAAATCTTGAACAGTCTATTGCTATGTCAGGTATTGATCTTGATGGTGCTGAGTTTCAAACCAATGTGATTGGTCATGGCGAACAGCTAGAACTTACTGCTAAGTTCAACGCTGAAGCTACTACTATTGATGGAAGGAATGACTTGGTTACACCACAGTTCAAGTTCCGTACCAGCCACAACAG